ATCATTCTTTATCCTCGTTGTCTAAAGACTGCAACATAAAAGAATACACACCCATATCATGCACTGAGTCCTCGTGCGATCCTGGCCAGTTCTCGGAATAACGAGTCAGCTTGGCAACAATCATATTTACAATGCCGAACCTGTTCCATTCTTTCTCTGTTTCAAGAGTAACTCCTTTGGGGAATAAAGCCATCATTACTTTTCCATGACGATGATAATTATCACCATAAACTTTATTGCGTTCCTTAAAAGTTTCTAGAGCATCCTCCATGCAATCTATAGGTGACTTATTCCTGCGATGTTTTCTAGCAACATCTCCAATTGTTTTAAGATCGCTCATTACTCTCGTCTCTCCCATTCTCGTATGAGTTGCGAATATCTCGCTCATAATTATTAGCCTTATCGAAAAGATTCTCTAGGTCTCTTTTGTCAAAAGTGTTAAGGTCGAAAAGCCTAGCAACTTTTTTGTCGTTAAGCTCTATATCATTTCCTCTTATTTTAAGCATAAACCCACTCCGGAGTTGGAGTGTAGTTCCACTTTGCGAAACCCATCTTCTCGCCTAAATAATAATTGCGATATGCCTCTACTGTATTTTCGCACTTATACTCATCAGGCATACATTGCGGTGGATCAGTAAACCCAATCTCTTTTATATTCATAGGTGCGATGCAAAGTAACTGCATTATCTCTGCACTTTTGTGGGACTTGCCATAGCGAGCTGTGTATTCTTTGCATAGGTGTACAAACAATCCTAGTGCCCACCAATAATGTTCGGAACTTTCCCGAACCCAAACTGCTGAAGGATGGTTCTTATGAGTCGATTGGTACAAGCCAACCTTGTCAGCCCAATAGTTTCCATCTAGCTCTCGGTGCGCAGTACATAGAAGTTGCGCAGTCTCGAGTATCATCTTGACGCAATGCTTATCGCAATGCATTATAGCTGACTCTTTCGGACTAGTGTCCAAGTAAAAAATATTCATTAAACTTCCTTTCTCAATATTAAAACTCTATACTTTTTTACTTAAAAGATAAAGTTTATTTTTGCCAAAACTTTAGCTTGCTTTTTATTCTCTGCCAAAGAGTTGGTTTCTCCTCTTCAACTGCTTCGTGGAAAATTTCTAAAATTTCATCTTTAGGAATCTCCTGAACATACTCTCTATTATTTAAAATATAAGAAACTGCTCTTGTAGTTATATCAAGTTCCTTAGAAATATCAGCATTTGAAAATGTTGTTGCTTTTAATTGGTGAACTCTATTAACGAATTCTTGACTATATTTTTCTTTCATATTCCTTCTCTCTATTTGTGATGCGCTGAGCAACCCCAGTCTTCTACTTCGTTCTCAAACGCAGTCAGTGTTCCATGTATAGGATCAGAAGTTTTAACTATCTGACTAAGTATAGCGTAAAGCTGTTCTATAGATTTGTAAATAATCACTTGCTGAGCTTTAGTGAACATGCTATCGCCTTTTATTCTGTCATGGAAGTTCATTACATATTTACTGACCTCTTCAGCTTGACGAAACAGCTTCCTATTTCCGAGCATTATTATTTCTTCCCAAAGCTTATAGACAACCGAGGACAGATCTGCAAATGCAACTATAGCACCTTCCCTGCCAGATTTAGATTGTTTCCAGTCGGTTTTCATATCAAGGTTGTCTATCTGCAACTCTTTAATTATCTGGTCAATTCCAGCTTCTGCCATCTTTTCGAAAAGGGCAATAGAATCATCGTTATAATACTTTGTTGGTCTAGGGATGTCTCCAGTTATAACCTCGTCAATATCATGCACGATAGCCTTCTTAAGAGCTTTGCCAGTGTTTAGTTTGTGAGCATCAGGAGAAACTGAGTTTATCTCCTCACACATAGTGTAAGTAAAAAGACAAACGAACCCAGTGTGCTCCATTACTGATTCGCTCTTTAACAGGTGGAGCTGCGAATACCTTTGTATCGCAGACATCCCCTGAGAAACGCTGAATAGTTTTACGACATCCATCTATTCAACGTCCGGATTGAAGTTTTGAAACTGCTCTAGGATTTTCTGCCTACGACCAATATGGTCTTCCCAGTTTATGTTATGCGTCATAGAACGACCCCATTGAGGTTTGTCCCAAGCTCTAGATGAAAGTCCTGCGAACTTTTCAAGATCTTTGATTCCAACAATATGAGCATCAACACTTTCTTTAAGCATAATGTTCAAGCCAAAGTTCTCGTTGGTATAGGTTATTGAATATCGCTTGTGCTCAGCTGCACTGCTTTCGCTTTTAAATTTAAAGTGATCAGTCAAAGCTCTAAAGTATCCCATCTCATAAACTGTGCCAGTATCACGACCATCTACAATAGCGAATAAAACATTAGCATCAATCATTGCATTGATGTTGCTGTCGTAAATGCTCTTGGATGCTTTAGTCCTGTCCTCTGGGGAAAGATGCGATATTACACCTCCACTTTTACGAGGTGAAAAATAATCAAAGCCATACTTATCGAATTCATTTTCGATAGCCTCGATCGTTTCGATCTGCTTGGGGTTAAAGAATGGTCCAGCCAAATAAATTTTCATAGTCATTATGCGTTCTCCAGTTTTTCTATGTGTTTTTGCCAAAAGGCAGGTCTGTAACTCGCCTCTATACGAACCATGTCCATATACTTTTGGTCGATGGGTGTAGAGGTTAAGTCACTATGAATGGGGCAAGGTGCTCCAGGATCATCATCTGTATGCCTCAGTTCGGCATCTCTTGTATAAGGACAAAAGCCTTTATTGCATGGCAGATCTTGCTCGCTGACAGATATGTATTCTTGTGCAGCAATTATGATATCTTTCCAAATACCATACTGAGCAATCCAACATTGCCTTTTATTGACAACAGTTTTCCAAAAATCTATCTCGGCTGAAATAGATATTGTAATTTTGTCGCCAAGTGTTCTCGTCCAACAATCCTCGGACTTTATTATTTCCATAAGATTATCTTTTATTGTATAGTTGCGGTGGCGAACAACTTGAGCTCTTAAGCCAATAGTCATTTCTTGACACACAGTAACTATTGGTCCAATAACACCACTGGTTTTTTCATGCTCTTTAAGCATAGGTATCGGATCGACATAGCTATAGTTTCCAGCATATTTATGAAGCTGAAATTTATTATTAAGCTCCGTTTTACCGATAACGAAATATTCGTTTATAGTTGCGAGGTGCTCATAGAGTTTGTAAATTTTTACTAAGCCTCGCCAAGACAACCTAGTCGTGAAAGAAGTTATTGCAGAAATAGGCATGTGCAAACGATACTCGTCTTGAATAATACCTGCATCCATATCGGCTTTTATTTTCTGTTTAAGCAGCAATATGGTTTCGTTGTCCTCGGAAAGCTGAAAGTATTCCGGAACAACAAACTCGGAAGGTGCGTCAACTCTAGAGGTTCTTGCCCACATAACATGATCTCTGAATGAGGCAAATATCTCTCGCTCTAATATTGTGCACTGAACGCTCATAACAACTGATGGTATCTCGTTGACTGGTGCGTCGATAGATAAAATTGTGTCTAATGGAGTGGTGTCGTCGGGAGATCGTGACAACTCCCAAGCGACCCTAGATAAATTTTTACCTGACGAAACTCTGTCGTCTGATATTATTTCAATTTTCATTTTTTAATTTCCAAACTCTGATGTCATTAGTTGCATTTCCATTATCATCTCTGACTGCTCTTGACAAACATTTGAAACCTTGCTTTTTGCAAGTCATCCTGAAAGAAACTACATCACCTGAAGTTTTAAGGACGGTGCTATCTCCTACAGCCATTGCATTAACAAGCCTGACCCATTTATTTTTAGACTTATCAAATTCAGAATAGGGCACACCATGCTCGATGGTGAACCCTAGAATTTCTTTTACAACTTTACGCATTGTAAACCTCAGCCCACCCGTGGTCAATATCCCACTTTAGATCTTGCAGACGACCACCTTCTTTAATGTAATACTCATAAGGCATAGCAGCACCATGTCTAAGTAGAAGCTGGAATGAGGCATAACCGCAAACCTCTTTAGTGTTTTTCTTGCGAGGGTTCTCGGTAACGAGAGGTCTGATCATTTTACCTGCGAATGAACCACGAGGCTTGGCAACTTTTTTAGGAGCAATGCCGAGTGGCGTCATTCCTGGAAGAGCCTCGACCTGAGGTGTAGACTTGACTTTATCAAAAGGTGTTTTAGTTACATGGATGTCAGCAATAGCATCCATAAAACGCTTGGCACCAGTTTTGTTGTCAGAGAATTTTTTAACAGGCTTTTCTACAAGCTCGTTGTATGCATTAACGAGTAGTGTTCCTGTTACATTGCGATCAGCAAGAAGCTCATCAGCGTTCTTGAAAAATGCAACACCGTTGCCCATAGAGCGAGCAACTTTTTCGGATTCATAGCCTTTTACAACTAGGCTTTTCGGGTCGAGTGTATAAGTAATATTTTGCATGATTTTTCCTTTCTCAGTATCATGTAGTCATTGTATCTTTTTTAGACAGAGATGTAAACATCTTTCTTTCGTTTAAAAACAAAGGCTTGCAAATTATATGGAAAAATATCTCAAGCCTCTTGGTTGTACAAGGTATAAATTCTCCCTTGCTCTGGTCAATGCAACATACCATACTCTGTTCTCCTCATCTGTTCCTAGGTTGTCCCAACTCAGCTTTCCCATGTCGGTTATCAATACCACATTGTCAGCTTCGCCACCTTTGCTTTGGTGTATTGTTGAGATTGTTATTCTGGGTTTGTCGGTGAACTTCTCACCATTACGCAAGCAAGATCTTAAATACTCTCGCTCGTCGGGTGGCAGTCCTTTTAGTATTGCCATCCAATCTTTGCTTCTAGCTTCTTCCGGAAGCCCAAGGTCTTCTATTCTATAAGTGTCTTTTTTATCGAGCTTTACGTTAAAATTGAAAAAGCCAATAAGGTTCTTGGCTTCTGGTCTGTTTAGCTCTTTGCCTTTGCGGATCTTTTCCCATGAGGTTATAGCTTTGGTCTCGTCGGTGTCTAAAGAACTTTGACCATTGTAGGTGTAAGCATAGCCTTGTTGCCGAACAACTCTTTTAATTCTGTAAAGCAGATATTTACTTCTGCTCATGCAAAGCCAAGTTCCCTCATCAGCTCCGAAGTCTATACCTTCGTCATCTGATATGTAATTTACTGTGCCTTTTTCTAGCTTGGGTTGCCATGGCTTAACATATCTGTTTTTTATTCTGCCAACGACATCCGAAGCCAAAGCATGCACGCTCCTAGGTATTCTAAAACTCTGAGGCAAAATTCTTTTGTCACCTTTTAAGCTGAGGAATTTATTAACATCAGCACCTGCCCAAGCGAATATTGCTTGATCATCGTCGCCAGCAATGTAAACTTCCGATGCCTGAGCTGATGCTTTTATCGCCATTCGATATTGTAAAGAGCTCAAGTCTTGAGCTTCGTCGACGATGCATATATCTATTGGCAACTCGGTTTCGTATCGCTGAAGCATGTCGGTGAAGTCTAGCAAGCCATTCCTCTTTTTATAGGTGGTTAATGAATTATTGTACTGCTTAACTGCATGTAACGTCAAGTCATTTTGATTACTTAAATGAAACTGCTCCTCCATAGAACGAATACCAACTCTCGCCAAAGACTCTACTCTTGAACATTTATCTCCGAGACCATCGCCTGTGTGTATTCCTAGGTTCTCGTCGTAGATGCCTTTAAACTCTACACCGATAGCCTTGCCCAACTTCCTATAATGGTTGTCGGTCATAACCTCGTCTCTTTGCAGACCCAAGCTTTTGAATGCCAAGGAATGCAGTGTCCTAAAATAAGGAAACCTATCGGCATCGAAACCAAACTGAACCATTGCTCTTTCTTGAGCTTCGCTTGCAGCTTTACGAGTAAAAGCAAGATAAGCAATTCTCTCGGGAGCTATCCCTCTTTTTAAAGAGTTCTCAACTATGTTCAGAAGAGTCGTCGTCTTCCCTGTTCCTGGAGGTCCCAGTATTATTTGCACGTGCCTCATCTTCATTTCCTTTCTCAGTCATAGCGTCTCGGTAATCTTCTTTTCTGGTTTTCCACAATATCCACTCGTGGTATCGCTCAGGCTCTCGGTCGTCGAAATTTTTCTCCCAGTCGTTAATTATTACTGTATTGCAGCTCCCACATATTATGTCTTTTTCGTAAATCTTTCCATGGGTGTGTCTTCCGCACCAGTCGCAAGGCAAAGCATCTTTATAATATGGTAGCATCAAAACTCCTCTGTCACTGCACTCGGTATGTCTAGCTGTTCCTCATCATCGAAAAACTCTGGCTCAG